GCTTCAGTTGAAAGAGCTATTTTAGACGATATGCTTAACGCTATTGCTTCAAAAATTGAATATGCGGCTCTTAATGGAAGTGGCTCTTCGGGTCAACCTAATGGAGTGGCTAACGTATCGGGAATTAATGTTGTAACAGGAACTGCAACAGTTTCTGATTATGCTAGTAAAATTGTTGAAATGGAGTCTTTAGTGGCTAATTCTAACGCTGGTGGCCGTATGGCTTATATCACAACTCCTAAAGTTAGAGGTAAATTAAAGCAAGTTTTAGCAGTTGCTCAAGGAACGGCTGGCTCTGGTTATGCTTCTGGATTGCCTATTTTCGCAAATAACGAAATGAACGGATATCAAGCATTTGCAACAACTAACTGCTTAGATACATTTAACACTAACACAAGAGGTCAGGTTTTGTTTGGTGCTTTTTCAGATTTAGTTATTGCTAGTTTTGGAACGGCTCAAGATATAACAATTGACCCATTTACTTTGGCTAACGCTGGTCAAATTAAAATAGTTGTTAATGGTTATTATGATTGTTTAGTACGAAGAGATAGCTCTTTTGCTAAGTGTGAAGGATTAGCATTTTAATTAATAATTTTAGTTATAAGGGAGGGGGTTTTCCCTCTCCCTTTTTTTACTATGTGGACAGAAGACAAAACCTTTATAAATTGTTATCAGTATGTATTTAAACGAAGCCTTTAAAAGTTTTAAAGTTGTTACACCAGCATCTTCTAACGTTATTCCCTTAAGTACGGCTAAAGCCCATTTAAGAGTAACAACGTCTGATGAAGATACTTTAATAACTAGCCTTATATTAGCGGCAACTAAAATGGCTGAAAATTATACTAATAGCTATTTTATTAATACAACAGTAAGAATGAATTTTGACACTTTTCCTTCTTCAATGTTGAGGTTATATGGAGGGGTAATTAGTTCTTTGACAAACATTAAATATTATGACGCTTCAAACACTTTGCAAACTTTAGCAGCTAGTAAATACTCAGTTAACTTAGACGCTAAGCCTTGCGTGGCTTATTATGGTAATTTAGCAGAAGTTCCTAGCGTTTATGACAGGACTGATGCAGTACAGGTTAATTATGTTGCTGGTTATGGTGCTTCAGCAGATGACGTTCCAACTCCTATAAAACAAGCTATTTTAATGATAATAGCAACGCTTTACGAAGGAAGACAAGATTTTATAACAGGAACAATAGTGAGTGAAATACCTAAAACAAGTGAATATTTATTAGAGCCTTATAGAATTATTTACTAATGAATATAGGTAAACTAGATAGATATATAACTTTGCAAAGCGTATCGACTAGCGTTGACTCTTATGGCCAACCTGTTGAATCATTTTCAACTTTGGCTAATGTGTGGGCTAAGATTGAATATAAAAGCGAGGTTGAAAAGTTTGAAAATGAGCAATTAAGAGCAGTTTCAAACATTAATTTTATTATAAGATATAGAACAGACATAACTGAACAAATGCGAATAAGTTATAATTCTGAAACTTATCAAATAACAGGGATAGCTGAAATAGGGAGAGGAGAAGGTTTAAAGTTACAAACTAAACTTTATGAGTGATAAGATTAATTTTAATATACTAGGAGATAAGGAGCTTTTAAATATGTTTAAGGCTTTAGGAGATGATAAAACAAAAATGAGAGAATTAACTATTTTTGCAAGAAAGTCAATGAAGCAAATAACTGAAACTCAAAAGCAAAACGTTTTAGGCTTACCTAATAGAACAGGCAAAGATTTTATTATGTATAGAGACGGCAAAAAGTATAAAACTGATAAAGAGCAGTTAGCTGATTCAATAGGAGTATTTGCTAAAAAAAATAAAGATAAATTAGTAACAGGTTTTTATTCTGGACCAAGATTAAAAGGGGCTTATAGAAGAATGAATAAAAGTGGGTTTTTTGGTTTATGGATTGAATATGGAACTAAATATAAAATGACAGGAAGAGGTAAAATAAACTTACAACCTAGACCCTTTACAAATACAAGTAACGTTGCTCTTGCAACTGTAAAGGCTGGAAGTGATATTGTTTCTAGTGAATCAAAATCAATTCAGTCAACTATAAGAAGATTTAAAAAGAAATACTAATGAGCAAAGTTGGTAAAGCAATATATAACATACTCTCTAATAACTCTGGAGTTACTTCTATTACAAATAGAATAAGCCCTTTGTTAATAGGGCAAACTTTGAATTTACCAGCCGTTGTTTATTCTCAAACTGATACAGACCCTAACGATACTAAAAATGGAGTTAGTTTATTGGATGAGGTACAGGTTGAAGTTGATGCTATTGCTGAAACTTATGAAGGAGCTGAAGATTTAGCTTCTGCAATAAGAACGGCTTTAGATAGATATACAGGAACAGCTAATGGAGTTAAAGTGCAAAGCGTTCAGTTTAACAACGAATCAGACACTTTAGAGAAAGTTCAGAATGGACTTTACACCATTACACAAGATTACACTTTTAGAATAGAATTAAATTAATATAATATGAAAAAAGTTAAATTAGCGAAGGATTATAACATAAAGCATGATATTATTATCTGTGCTGGAAGTGAGATAATCATTAGCGAAAACAGAGCAAAGCAATTAAAAGAATTGCTTGAAGGTAAAATTAATAATAAAAAAAATAAATAATTATGGCGGTCAATACAACACCTATAAATGGAAGTGATGTCTTTTTGCAAATAAGCGAAGATTCTGGTTCTTCTTATGATACAGTAATGTTTTTAACAAGTGCAAATCTTTCAGCTTCGATGGATGTGAGAGACATTTCTAACAAATCTAGTGCAGGATGGCGTGAGATTTTAGAAGCTCAAAAATCTTGGTCTTTGAGTGGAGATGGATTTGTAACTTATTCAACAGTAACGGATTCAGACAATACAGGAACTTTAGTTGATTTTCTTTCTAATAGAACTAAAATCTTTGTTAAGTTTACTATTGGAAGCTATAACGCTTCAACAGGAGGCTTTACTGCTAACTCTGGAGATTCTGAATACTATGGGGAGGCTTATGTTACTTCAATAGAGCAAAGCTCTGGAGTTGAAGATAATTTAGGCTTTAGCGTTTCTTTTGAAGGTACAGGAGTTTTAACAAAAGCAACTATATCTTAATACATGGCTAAATTTGAAAAAGTAAAAATTGCAGGGCAAGAGCTAAATATAAGATTTGGCTTTAACGCCCTTGCAGTTTTTGAAAAAGAAAGCGGTGAGTCTATAAGCGGTTTAGGAAACTATGGCGAAAATATACCGATTAACGTGGCTATTTGTTTAGTTTATGCTGGTTTAAAAGATGGAGCTAGGGTTTCAAAATCTGAATTTAAGTTAACTAAAGAAGATATTGCAGACTTATTAGACGAAGATAACAACGCCTTAAATAGAGTTATGAAGGTTTTTGCTGATATGATGGGAAACAAAAAAAAAGTGATAAAACAGTAAAGCCAGAGCCTTTAGATTGGGACAGGTTAGAAGAGTTAGCTTTCGGTTATTTGAATTTAACCTTTAAACAGTTTTGGGATTCAACGCCTAGAGAATTTAATAATCGTTTAGCTGGTTTCTTTGAGTTACAACAATTTAATCAGCGTATGGATTGGGAAAGGTGCAGATGGCAAACCTGTTATTTATTGCAACCGCATACAGGAAAAGGAAAGAAAATAAAGCCAACGGATTTAATTAAATTTGATTGGGATAAAAAAGATAAAAATATTAAAAAACTTACTGCTCAAGAATTGAAGCAAATGATGTTAAAAAATAAATTATAATGGCTAGACAAAATCAAACTTCATTACTTGTAATGGTTAACGCCAGCATTAAGGACTTTAGTTCTAAAATGCAAAACGTTTCAAGAACGTTAACAAAAACATCAAAACAAATGAAGAGTCTTGGCTCTTCAATGTCAATGAGTATAACCGCCCCTTTAGGATTATTTAGTGCGGCGGCTATAAAATCAGCTTCAGATTTTGACGAAGCAAACTCAAAATTTAATACTATCTTTAGAGATATTTCTAAAAGTGCTAACGAAACGGCTCAAGATTTAGCCAACTCTTTCGGTTTGTCTTCTGGTGAAGCCTTAGAACTTTTAGGAAATACAGGAGATTTATTAACAGGTTTTGGATTTACTCAAGAAGAAGCTTTAGGATTATCTGAGCAAGTAAATAAATTAGCCGTTGATTTAGCTTCATTTACCAACTTTAGCGGAGGTGCGTCAGGCTCAAGCGAGGCACTAACTAAGGCTTTATTAGGCGAAAGAGAAGCTATAAAATCTTTAGGAATAGCAATTACTGAAGCGGATTTAAAGAAGTTTGCAGAAGAGCAAGGATTAGTATTTAAAGAATTAGATAGAGTTGCTAAGGCTCAATTAACTTTTGATTTAGCTTTAAGACAGTCGCAAAATGCAGTCGGAGATTTTGAAAGGACTCAAGGAAGTTTTGCTAACCAGACTAGAATATTAAAAGCTGATATAAGTGACTTAGCGGTTTCTTTTGGTCAGATGCTATTGCCAATAGCTATGAAAATAGTTCAAATAGCTAAAGATTTAGTTAACGGATTTTTAGGTTTATCAAAAGAAACTAAACAAACTATTGTAATAATTGGAGGTTTGGTTGCTTCTATTGGCCCTTTAGTTTATATTGGAGGCGTTTTAATTGGCGTTTTATCTTCACTTCTCAGTCCTATTGGATTGGTTGCTTTAGCAATAGCTGGAATAGGCGTTGTTGCAACTCATGTAATTAATAATTGGGAAGCATTAAAAGAACGTTTTTCAGACCTTGGATGGTGGAAAAATATGCTAATATCAATGGTTGCTTTTTTTAATGAGTTTGCCAACCCTTTTTCTTTAATAATTAAGGCTTATAATAAAATGGTTTCTATCGTTGGGGGTGAGGGCATAACCAACCCCTTTGAAACGGCGGCGGACAAATTAAAAGATTTAAAAGTTGAGACAAAAGACTATGAAAACGAAGTAACTTCTTTAGGAGATAGCTTAGTTAACTTAAAAAATCAATTTGCTGGAGCTTTCGGTGGTGGGTTAGGCTCTCCTAGTGGTATTGGAGGGGGAGGAACAACAACAGGCGGAGAAGCTCAGCAACCAATGAATCTTCAAACAACACCTTTAGCAGAACAAGGAGGCACATTATTACCGCCTCCAGAAACCTTAACCGCAACGACAGAACAGTTAGCAATGCAAGAAGATGCGGTAAACTCATTACAGGGCAGTTATACAGAGTTGCAACAAACTATGGTTGACGCTGGAAAAAATATAGGTTTATCATTATCTAAAGGAGCAGAAAGTTTTAAGGAATTTGGAGAAGCGGCTAAAAGCTCTGGGCGTGAGTTT